CGTCATAGTGGACAAGGTGAAGGCAGCTAATCCCGCCCCGCCTTCTGTTCCCGCCGGCGCCCCTGGGCGGCTCGTGTTCGACACGGCCGGAATGACCCCCGCCCAGAAAATCGACCTCGGATGGCAGCAGCGGGCAAAAGCCCCCGCCGTCCGCCCGTCCTCCAAAGTGGAGAGACCGTAACGAAAGGAGACTAAAACATGGCTTTAACATTAGCCGAAGCCGCCAAACTGTCCAACGACGTTCTTCTCGAAGGTGTGCTGGACAGCATCATCTACGAGAACGCCCTCTGGGAGTTCCTTCCCTTCCACGAGATTGTGGGTACCGGCCTAACCTACAACAAGGAGAACGCAGCCCCCAGCGTCGACCACTACGCAGTCGGTGATACCTGGGCGGAGTCGACCCCCACCTTCACGCAGGCCACCGCCACCCTCAAAATCGCCGGCGGGGATGCCGACGTCGACAACTTCCTGCAGCTGGCATACAGCAACGCGCAGGACCTCAAAACCGCCATCCTGCGCTTGAAGGTCAAGGCATTGCTCGACACCATCGGCGCGAAGATGATCTACGGGAACACGGCCACCACCCCCGAGGAACCCAACGGGCTGCGCCAGCTTATCGGTTACGACGCAGCAGGGGCACAGGTTATCGCCGCCGGAGCCACCGGCGCAACGCTCACGCTCGCAATGGTGGACGAGGTGTGCGACCTGGTGCAGGGCGGCGACCCCCACCTGTTGCTCATGAGCAAGCGCAGCCGCCGCAAGATAAAGTCCCTCGCTCGCACCGCAGGAACCAACCTCACAGTCGGCCAGGGCAAGCTCGGTCAGCCGGTCGAATATTGGGGAAACGTCCCCATCGCCATCAGCGACCACATCCTCAACACGCATACGCTTGTGGGGAGCGCCGAGACCGCCGTCACCGGGGCCAGCAGCAGCACCATCTACGCGTTGCGGCTCGGGCTCGACGCCTTCTCTGGCCTCATGGCCCCGGGAGGCATCGCGCTCGAGGACCTGGGCCCGAAGGAGACGAAGGACGCCGACGGCCACCGTGTGAAGCTGTATTACAGCTTCGCCCTGTTCAACGCCATCAGCTGTGCCGCCCTCATCGGCGTCACGGACTAAACGAAAGGAGATTGATACATGAGCGATGAGTTTTCAGGCATAATTGCCCTAACGTTCTACGTCGACCAGAGCGGCAACCTCACCACGGCCACGCCGGTCGACCTTCCCATCGACGGAGCCTACCATAAGGGGTTCACCATGCCACAGGACGGATGCTTGCGGGCTATCGTGGCTCAATGCGAGACCACGCCCAACACCGCCAACCCCGACCTGGTGTGCAGCATGACCCTCGACGGAACCGAGGACGCCACCGGCACAACCAGCATCGCCATCGGGGCCACCGAGAACTACGCCACGTTTGCCAACGGGGAAGTCCCCATCGATAAGGACGTGGAAGTCGGCGCCTCCATCATGATGACCGGCGGGACCATCGACGACGCAGTGGACGAGGTTATCATCACGCTGCTGGTCCAGCTGGGAAGGAGCAACATATAGACCAACCTCAACCTCCTTCTTATAGCGCGGGGAGGGAGCCTGCCCCCTCCCTCCCCGCCACCTAACCCGAAAGGAGAAGCATGAACGAATTAACCGCAGCAATCGCAACCCTCCGCATCGACCTCGACGACGTCGCCGAAGACACCTGGACGGACGCCGACCTTACCCGAGCCATCGCTAAGGCTCTCGAAGCCTACTCGCTCGCCGCTCCCTTCGAGACCTATACCGCCGTGGCCACGGTAGCCGACAGCCGGGAGCTTTCGCTCGCTTCGCTGTCCGACCTGGTCAAGGTCTTCGCCGTCGAGTGGCCACTCAGCCAGTGGCCCCCGTCCTACGTCCGCTTCTCCCTTTGGGGAGACACCTTGACCATGCTGGGCGACGCCCTCGGGGACGGCAACAACGCCAACGTCTTCTACGGCCGCAGCCATCAGGTGTACGCCGCCTGGGAGGCCGCCACCGCCTACACCCTCGGGGAGTTCGTAGTGCCGACCACCGCCAACGGCTACTGCTACGAATGCACCACCGCCGGCACGTCCCACGCCGCCACCGAACCCACCTGGCCAACCACCATCGGCACCACGGTCAACGACAACACCGCTGTTTGGACGTGCCGCGCCTACTATCCCGCCCCGGCCGAACACGACGACATATTGTTGCTCGGTGCTTCGGGTTACGCCATCCAGGCGCAAAGCGTCGGCAGCATAAACACCCTCAACACCGGCGGCTCATCGGTCGACCGGGACTACCGCAGCGAGGGCACTCGCCGCCTGCGAGAATTCCGGGCGCAGCTGAACGCCATCGGCTACGCCGGAAGGCTACGCAATCGTCAGTTATACACTCCATCGACCCCCATCGTGTCGAAGACGAGGGTTGACTGGCCGTAGAAAGGAGATACATGGAAACGCACTGGCTCATCCTAACCTTAATCCTGGGCATCCTCACCGGCATCGGCGGCGGCTTTGGCATTAAGTGGTTGCAGGCCAAAGCCACCCTTCGGGAGTTCGGCGAAGCCCTAACTGCCGCCGGCTTGTGCCTCATCACAACCGCCGACGCCCTGGACGACGACCGCCTGGACGACACCGAGCGCAAGCGCATCAGCGCCGCCGTCAAGGACACCGGCAGGCAGTTCACCCAGGCTTTCGCCGCCGCCGCCTCCCTGTGCAAGCGAGAATAGACCATGCGAAGCCTATCAGCAACCCTGCTCGCCGCCCAGCGCTCCAATCAAATGAAGCCCTACGTCAGGGCCGAACTGGTGGAGCGCTCGGGCGGCGTCGCCCGCCGTTCATGGGACGTCTCTCTTGATTCCGGCATGGCGGACTCCTATCAAGACGCTTGCGCCGTCCACGACTTCGATTATCCAATTTTCGGCAATAGGGACACCCTCTACATGATACGTCATAATCCGGCCACCAACGAGATAACTGATAAATACTTGCCCCTAGTCCCCGATGGGTTCCCATATTACGGCCTTGATAATTACTCCTGGCTCTCCCTATACCCCGCCGGCACCGAGTACGGCTACGCCGTTGCCTGTTGCGCCCATGACGATTTTTCCTACAAGGTAAGAAGTGCCTTCATCGCCACCGACGGCCATATCTACGTCAACCGCTTCGGCGGCGCTTCTCACACCGACCTCGGAGACGTCTCCGGCGATGCCACCTTCCGTCTCGCTATGGCCTTCAAGGCCGGTACCGGCGCTAACGCCAACGTCATTATCTATTCCGACGGAACAGACATATACCTCATTGACTGCAACATCGGAGGCGGGGGCTGGGGAGCGTTCAACGTCTGGACGAAGCCCTCGCTTACCCTTATCACCGGCCTGGCTATATGCTACGCTGGCGACTGGAACATCATCGTAACCGGCGAGGACGCCGACGGCGTCAAGGGCGTCTGGGCCTACATCTACGGTGACGGCTACTCGGGAGCCGCCGGAACGTGGTACGGTCCCTACCCCATCACCACGGCCTCGCCCGGCAGCGACATCACCTACCACTTCCCATCGCTCGACTACCCCGATGTTTTCCGCCTATCCTATGTCGAGACTTTCGCCGGCGACGAGGCATACTCCCGCCCCTACCTTACGCACAGCCTGCCCGCTGCCGACTTCGTCTCTAACCTCTGGCGCGAGCCGGTGCCCTTCAACCTCGATAGCGACTACGGCCTCTCCCTCTGCTACCTCGACAGCACCGCCTACTATTGCCGCCCCGACCGCGTCTACTATGCCTCCCTCACCCCTAACAGCATCGAGGTAACCGCCGATCTGCTGGACGCCAAGCTCCAAACGAGGTACGGCGGCGGATCCGTGCAGCTGGTGCTTGACAATTCTGCTTCGCAGTATTCCGACATCGGCTCAGCGGCCACCGCGGACGCCGACAAGGCCATCGAGCTAGGTTCCGAGTTGTGGCTGTCATTCGGAGCGCATACATCATCAGGCGACGAGACCGGCGGCCTGGAGCCGTGCGGCTGGCTTACAGCCATCGAGCACCAGCGCACCGATGGCAAGTCAACGCTCGCCATCACCGCCGCCGACGGCTGGCACTTGCTCGAGCGCTGGGTATCACGCAACCAGAAGACGTGGGAGGATGGCGATAATAACTGCTTTCAGATACTTACCTGGATATTCGCCCGGGCGGGGCTTGAGCTCTCCACTTTTTCTGCTTCTGATGCCCTGGTCAACAACTATCCCGCCTTCACTATCAACCCCGGCATGAACGGCAAGCAGGCTGTCATGCGACTGCTTGCTCGACTGCCCGATGTGATACTCTTCGTCGGATACACCGCCTACATCGTTGACCCTAC